TCAGGGCTCGACCTTCGCGGCCTTCGGCAACTCGGAGATAAGCGTTTTAGCGATAGCTTTCGCGGAAGAGTCACCCCGCTGCGTCTGCTTCTCATAGAGTTTGCCGTTAACCTGCCGGTAGACGTAGATCATTGGGTTGGTCCGGCCGCGAACCTCATAGGTAAAGTGGTCGATCTCTCCGGCCTCGATCAAAGGACCGTAGTCGCTGAAGAGCGACATTATGCGGCTTCCGCATTGTTGGCTACGATAGGCGCATAGCGCGGGCTTTCTTCAGCCTTAATCGCCGCAGTCTCCCATGCCCTATAAGCAGCAGGGTCCGTTTCCAAAAGGTCCGATTCCGGTTCAGGCGGCGTCACGATAGCCATACGCTTTAACGCACGAAAATGCTCCTGAACGATCTTCAAGCCGGCCACATAGCTTTCAAGGTCGTCAATCCAGCATTCGAGCGCTTCATCGGGGTTGTCACTTTCGGCCACGTCATCCGCCAAATGCGCGGACAGGTCTTCCGTGCAACCATGGCTACCGCAATCGATCACGTTATCGGCCGGGCTATAGTTCTCGACCAGAAATCCTTCAAAGGGGCCGGTGCTAATACTCTTCGTAATCGTGAGAGGCAAGAAAGCAGCCCAAAGTTCCTTTTCGCTGATCGTTGCAGCCGTCGCATAGGTCGTGTTATTCTCGGTGGTCATTGCGATTTCCTTCTAGCTATCGCGGTGTATCTGGATTGAGGGGCGGCAAGGCGAAGTGTGGTAGCAGAGCCTTGTCGTTCCCATTCTTGAGGGGCTATTCACCCGCTGCATCAACGCCGAGAAGGGTGTGACGCGTTGCCCTCCGAAGATCGGTGCGGATGCTTTTCAACCGCTCGATCTCAGCGAACACTTCCTTTAACTGATCGACGTTGCCCGGATGGATGCCGTTGGCACCCAACTCGTGAGCTTCGTCAATGGCGCGCTCGATTTCCTCAAGCTTGTATCTGTTGATCAATGCCGCAAGTTCCTTTGCGGCATCCAAAAATACCCCCATCAGACCGCGCGCCCGGTCGAGCGAGGTCAGAGGCTGTTCCCACTCGTGCTCAGTGGGAAACTCTTGGCGCTCTTCGTCAAGCTGGGTGCCGAGCAACCGGACACCGTAGGCGTCGAGGTTCTCATCAAACTCGAAGTATTTGCCGCTAACGAACTCCGAGAACGGGCGCTTGAAATAGGACGGGCGGGGGCCAGTTCGAAGCAATGCTGCCTTCGCTGCCTCTGCCTGTCGTTCTCGATACTCTCTCACCCGTTCTGCTGGTGTCTTTGCCATCCTTGTCTCCGTTACGTTACATTCTATTTGTAACGTAACGCTTTGTGGATGTCAATACGGTGATGCCGCGATGAGCACCGCCTCACCCTCGTGCTGCCCGGTAAAGCACGAAATCGGCCATATGCCGCCGATCTCACCCAAGGCGTTGATGATGAGAAAACGTAAGTCGAGGTCGGCCGGATCGTGATCTCGTGCAATCGCCTCAAGGCGATCAGCCATGTGATCGTAGATGTCAGTGTGGAGATACGTCTGCGAAGTCATTGATGCCCCATTTAATCGCGTTGACGTGGAGAATCATGATGCAGAATGAGCGGAAACGCAAGAGGAATAATCTCTAAGATATTGAAATTAATAGTAAGTAAGCGTTTACTTACTATTTGTCCCGACACGGCATAGTGCCGAACGCTTTCCGCTAGCGGCCTATCTCGTAAAGCCGGTCATGGTATGCCCTCGTGTCGGCTGTAAGCTTCCGGGACGTATAGGTGATCTTGTCGAGACGGAGCACATGGCGGGTGTGCTCCATGTCCTTGATGCAATAGACGCCTGTCCAGAACGTGCCGGCGACCTTTCTGGTTGCCAACTGGAAATCAGCCGCGCCACCGAGGATGACGCCAGCCGCCTGTTTCATCACCTGCCGGAACATCGCCAGCCGCTGCTTGTCAGTCGGGTCGATCATGATGACGCCGTGGGCATGCAGCCGGCCGGCCGGAGAGACTTCCAGCACGAACATGAAAGGAATGGTGTCACCGAGCACCTTGCGCGCCAAGCGGTTGATCTCGTCGGCAAGCATCTTCACCGGATCGGTCGACACCTTGAGCGCGTCGTGCCGCTTGGTATCGAAATGCAGCGTGAAGGCGAGTGCCGGCGACAGGGCGATGTAGCCGTTGATGGCGTCGGTGCGCTCGTCGTCTGAGAGCTTCCTGAAGGGCTTCGTAGGGAACGAGAACCGGTGTGCGTGTCGGCCGCGCGGCTTCGGCTGGCTGGCGATGCGTTCATCGATCAGGGTCCGCAGCTTTTCCTGTCGTGTCGTGATGGATGACGTGACGGGTGTAGTTTCGATGTGTGAGGGTGTGACGGGGTGTGACAAGTAGGATGTAGATGAGGAAGACGGGAGGGTGTGTTCATATACTATAGGGTCAACGGCGACGGATGCGCCAACCCCCTGCCCTACAAGGGTTTCACCCCTATCTGAAGGCATCAGTTCGTTCGCAAAATGCACCGCAACGGGTGACGCTGGTTCGACGTGTTCTGGCGCGTGCGCAGCGATCAACGCGTCGAAGGCCGCAAGCAAATCAGCAGCGTCTGAACGCGGAAGTGCCTTGGTAGAAAATGCACAATCGGCATTATCGAGCACGTCAAAGCATTGACTATATGGAGAATTAGACATATAAGTAGACCATCAGAAAGAACGCATCAGGAGCCCGGCGAGGTAAGCAGCGCCGGGCTTTTTCTATGCCGCTCGCTTTTCGATAAGGTCGGCAAGATCTGCCACAAGGTCAGGCGGGAAGGAATGCTTCTCACCACCGATAGGCATCTGGATCGAGATGCCAGAACCAATTCGCGCAACGATGAAATCGAAATCCATATCCGACGTGGCGCGATGACCCTTGTTCACGACGCCGCGAATGGTGCTGACAAGAGCCGCTGCGTGGCGGGTCGTCATCTTGATCACCTTGCCACCGTCGATCTGCAACGACAGTTCGTCGCCGTGACGATCAATGGCAATTCCGGGGATGTCTGAAGGGATGACACCGGTTGCGATCTTTTCACGAATGAGAGCCGCAATGACGCCGGTGCTTGTTCGGCCTTCGGCTTCGGCAATGTTCTTCAACTGCGCAAGGCGGCGGTGATCAAGACGAACGGTAACGGGCGGAAGAGAGAGTGAAGGGTATGACATGTTAACTCCAATGTTGATGGATAACACATACACTAGTAGACATTAATATGTCAACATACGCTTACATACCGAGACCGATAATTCCTATCGAGCCCTCGTGTTGAGCATGTTTCCGGGCCGCAGTTCCCGTCGAAGCTGTTCAATCACGACGCCACGCATGGACGCCTCCAACTGCTTCGCCATCCGGTTCGCAAGGTCGGCGTTCTGATCAGGGGTGCCAGCACTGCCGTTTACGGTGACGGGCGCGTTGATGCTGATCTGCTGGACACGCGCGGCGTTGCTGTTCCCAGCCTTAACGGCCGGCCGGTGAATAGCCGGCGCGTTCCCGACATAGCCACCGGATGCCAGAAACTGTGGTGACAAGCGATCCTCGTTGATGGCGTCGAGCAAAGGGCCATACTTCGCGGTAGACCTGGCATTGGTGACGTGCTCGCCATTCGACAGCATCGCGGGAATGCTATCGCTCGTGCCGGTGCCAGGGCCGCGAACGTGACCACCTTCCTTGAATCCAAGCATCTTGCCGATGACAGAGAAAAAGCCGACGCCTTCGGTCGTGCCGAACATGCCGGCGAGCGGCCCCTCGCCCATGAGTGCACCCTGGAGCGCGACCTTCACGAGCGCCTGCAACATGCCCTGGAGCGCCTGCTCTGCCGTCATGGTGCCGCTAATGAGCCCGGTGATAGCGTCCGTTGCGGTCTGGCCGAAGAACTTCGATGCTTCTGCCGCCTGCTCCTGCTTCGCCTTCAAAGCGTCAAATGAGGTCTCCGCCGTCGCCATGCCCTGCGCAAGCTGTGCGATCTCCTGGCGCTGGCGCGGCGTGAGGTCGATGCCGGCCTGTTGCGCCTGGTTGAGAAGCTCCTGCTCATAGCGAAGCCGTGCGGCCGCGCTGCTCGTCATGCCGAGCGCCTGGCCTTCACGCCCCTGTTCGACAACGAACTCGCGGGCCTTCATGAGGATATCGTCGTAAGCCTGGCCGCGATCCTCAAGCTCCCTCGTCTTGTCAGCAATCATTCCGGCGCGGGCGTCGGCGTCCTCGATGTGCCAGTTCTCGTTGGCCAATGGGAACTGCAATCCGAACTGGCTGGCGTTCTTGTGCGCCCACTGCCGGGCGGCGTCCGAACCATAGCCGAGGTCGGCAGCATTGCCCTTGTTGTGCTGGCTGTTACCAGGAGGTGCCACCCACTTTCGCGCTTCAGCAACCGAACCATACTTCTGAAGGGCCTGCTGCCAAAGCTGCTGCTGGCGCTCGACGGAACGGAAGCCGGACGTGATGGTGATCTGCCCGGCAAGCTCCTTCGGCATCGCCGCGAGAAGCTTTTCGAGCTTGCCCTCGAAAGCCGACGACATGCCAGAGATATGCGAGGCGTTCTTGCCTGGCGTCAGATACTTGGTGAGATCTACCTTAATATCAACCTTGCCGCCCTCCTTCGGGCTCTCGGGCACGGGGTAGTCATTGATCGACACGCGGGGAACGGCAGGCGTAGTATTGCTTGCCCGCAAGCGGCCACCCTTCGGCGCGGCCGGATAGTCGAACGCCTGGTTGATGCGGTTCTGAATCGCATCCTCTTTCAGGCCGGCGCCGAGCGGCCTGGCCTGGAGCATGTCGCTGTTCAGACTACCCATCTTCTCGATAATACCGGGAATGCCGCCCATGATCTTGCGGAACTCGGATGCCTTATCGACACCCTGCGACAGCCAGCCAACGAACGTGCCGAGATGAGAGTCGGACGCGCGCACGACGACGTTGCCGAACTGTTCGACCGTCTTTGCAAGATCGGTCAGAGTCGTGCCGAACTTGGCCGACGCGCCCGTTGCGGTATCGACCTTGCGAGCCGTGTCGATGAGGACGTTCTGAAGCCGCACAAAATTCTGCACAACGGTCATCTGCGACGAGACGACCTTAGTTTCCAGCGTGGCAGCGCCAGCCTCAAATGCCTGGAAGAACGCCTGGCTGGATACCTTGCCGTCCACGACGAGGGTGCGCAGCTTGGCGACTGAACCGCCTGCTTCGGTGAGGCCAGCGGCGACGGCTTGCGCAATCGTCGGCGCACCTTCCAGAATGCTATTGAACTCTTCGGCACGAACTGTGCCCCCGCCAAGCGCCTGCGAAAGCTGCAAGAGAGCGCCGGAAGCTTCTTCGGCAGTCTGACCACCGACGCGGAGTGCGAGCGATACGTTCTTGGAGAACTGGATAAGCTCGGCCTGGTCTACGCCAAGCTCCTTCTGCACGAGCGACAGACGCCCGTAGAGCGTCACGAGGCTTTCGAGCGGCGCGGCATTCTCCTGCGCAGCGTCCAACAACTGCTTATAGACGCCTTCAAGCGCCTTTCCTTCAAGGCCCGCCACCTTCAGGGCGTTGGTGATCCTCGTCGCAGAGTCCACGAGCTTTTGCGCCTGCTGAAGCGACGCCTGTGCAACGACGCCAGCGATCAGACCATTGAGCTTGCCGCCTACGCCGCCGATTGCTCGCTCGATACCGGACACGGCCTGTTCGGCGTCACGACGCATGCCGCGAAATTCGGACGAACTACGACGCCGCGCCCGTGCTACGTCGCGCTCGTAGCGCTCCGTCTGGGCCACAAAATTCACAAGAAGCTGTTCGCTCATATTTATTCTTCCTTATGCAGCTTCTTCAAAAAGCCGGTCAAATTCTTCATCGTCCAGGTCATAGATCGAACGCTTGTTGTTGTTCGCGACAGCGCGGAAGACGGCTAGTGCGGACGCGATAGCGCCGTCGATGTGGTTGCTGTGGCGGGTGCCCTTGTGCATCGTGGTCAACTCGCTAGCGCTGGTCGCGCGCTTCACGACGACGCTCTCGAAATGGTTTCGCAAGATCGGGTGCGCGCCGTGCCGGATACGCCGGCCGTTCACAATGCGCTCAAGGTCACAAATCGGGCCGTGCATGTGCTTGGCGGTCTGGGGAACCTGGAGCACGTTGACGCCGTGTCCGATCAGCTTCGACATCAGCGGGCCAGCAAGCGAGGGGTCAAAGACGACTTCGCGAACGTCATAGGTGCCGCAAAGGTCTACGATCTTGTCGGCAATCACGTCCGGCTCGATCACCAGACCGTCGATCACGTCTAACAACTTCTCGTCGCGCCAGCGTGGATAGGGAACCTGTTCAACCTTAGCCTTGTCCTCCAAACCTTCGGACGGCAGGAAGAACCACGGGTGAACGGAAATGCGGCCGTCATCATGCCGGAACGCTGCTACAATGGCAGTGAGATCGCCCGAACGAGAAAGATCCACGCCAAGCCAGCACGGCAGCCCCTCAAGCTCGACAAGATCGAACTTAGGATCGTGGCCGGCGTCATAGACCGACATATCGAAGAGCGGATCGCGGGATGCGGCCTGCCACATATTCAGATGAAACTGCTGGAAAGCGAACCGCTCTGCGGGGCGGTGTTCGGCTTCACGCGCCATCGTCTGCAACCCGCCAAGATCGGGGAAACCGTGCGCAAGGCCGGGATTGATCTTGTGCCATGCGTCTTCATCGCGCCAATCGTCGCCCGGTTCCGCTTCGAAGATGATCGGCAGGAACGACGGGTCATCGATCTCGCCGGTCGCGACCTTCCGTGCGTAATCGTAGATCTCGAAGCCGATGTTCTCCTGTCCACGACCGGCCGTCGTGGCGATGATCATCAGCGTATCAGGCACTTTCGCCATGCCTGACTTCAGCGCTTCCCAGAGGTCGCGGCCCTTCCATGCGTGAATCTCATCAACGAGCACAAAGCTAGGCGTCTTGCCGTGCTGTGCCGCGCCATCGCTCGACACGGCGAGAAGTTCGGCCTTGTTCGAGCGGCAAATGATCTTTTTAGCGGAGTTGTGCGCGTCATAGATGCGGGTCGCGGCAACGATGCGAGGATCTTCCCGCACGATGTTCGCGGCTTCCTTGAAGCCGATGCCTGCCTGTTCCCGGTCGGATGCCGCAAAGATTGCCTGTCCAGCCGGGCGCGCTTCCGGGCCGATGGTGTGAAGCAACGCCCACGCCGCCGCAATGCTAGTCTTGCGATTGCCACGCGGCAACATAAGGAACACGGTTCGCACGAGTCGGCTGCCGTCCGCGTTGCGCGGGCCGTAGATACGGCGCGTCATACGCTCCTGAAAATCGTAAAGCTGGAAACGGCCCTTCGGTGCCTTGCTAGCCGGGTGCTTCAGCGCCTGGATGAAATCTACGGCATCCTGACCATATCCCAGCGGGTCGGCGATGGCGCTGCCGTCATAGATCCAGTGCGGGAACGCGCTCTTGCTCATGCGCGGTTCCTGCCAATCGTGAGGGCGTTGGGCTCGTCGTCGGTATCGATAACGGCGCTACCGACGCGGGCGCGCGACGTTGGCGATAGGCCATATTCGGCCGCAAGCTGTCGCGAAGTCTGCAAGGCGCGGTTCAGCATTCCGAAAATCACCTTGTCCAGCGGGTCCGCGCTCAAAGCTTCGGTGTAGGTGCGGGCTAGGCCGCGCACGGTGCAAAGTTCCTCAAGTCCGCTGAGATCGGAACGGACGACGATGCCGCGTTCGATAAGGCCGGGCATGATCCGCTTCCACTCGGCACGGGCATACGGTGACAAGTGCTTCGGTGCCGAAGGTGCCTTTGTCAAAGCGTTGCTATCGCGAGAAACGGCCGGCTTTACGCCGCGAAGATGGGTCACGTGAGGGCCTCGCCGCGAAGTTCGAGAGCATCCTTCCGACCAAGTTCCTTGATCTCCTTCAGGCCGTAGGGCGTGCCGTAATAGGTCACGCGGTCTGCGGTTGTGACACCGGGGAAATGCCGAATGCGGAAAATGAAGGTGCCAGTCTCACCCTCACCGTAGCCGGTGAAGAACTCGTTGGCGGTCTGCTGAAGCACTTCCGCCCATACCGTCGCTACCGGCGTCCACGACTTCACGACACTGCCGGAAGCCTTCTTCGTCTCCGTCTGGCGCTCGATGGTGATGCGGCGATCCATGCTCCCGATGTTCAACATTCAAATCACCCAACGAATGAACGCTTCGGCCGACAGGACACCGTGCCCGTATGCCGGGTCGGGATCTCGCGGGAAACGGCTGGCGTGGATACGGAAGTGATCGCAATCGGCACCCTGAAGGACAAGCGGACCGTCGAGGGCACGCATGACGACGCCTGCGATCTCCTTTGCAGCGTCTTCGCCTGCATCGAGCGTCCAGATGTGAAGGTCGAGGTGAACCCATGCGGTGCGCTGACTGCGGTAGTCATGACCGGCAAGCGTCGTCGTGCCGTCCGCAATGATGACGCACGGCGTCTTGTCGGGTCGCGTGCTGCCTGCCCGAATATGGTCAGGAGATACGAGCGCGGTGACGGCTGACGATGAAATGAGGGCCTGGTTGATGGCTGTCTGAAGGGCGAGAACGGGCTCGATCATTCGGCCGACTCCTTGCCGGCGATGGCATCGCGGATCGCTTTGCGGCCGGCGCGAGCGATGTTCTTCTGTTCACGCGCGCGCATGGCGTGGAAAGTGTTCAAAAAGAACGGCTGCGCATCTGCCGTTGCGGTGCCGAACTCGACAAGGTGCGGGTAGCGCACGTCGCTGTTGCCCGCCGTCACGATGACCTCATGAGCCTTGGCGACACGCGAGCCGCCTGGCTGGCTGTAAGGTGGGGTCGTTTCGCCCGGCTTCATCACGGCGATGCTGTCCGCAAGTGCGCCGGTATCCTTCGGCGCTGCGGTCTGCTGTGCCTTCTGGACGCGAGTTGCTGCCCGAACGAGGGCGTTGTCGATCTTCTCAGCCGGTGCCTTCTGAAGGCGTTCCATCTTCTTCATAAGCTTTGCCAGCCCGCCGTCATCAGTCGCCATCGGTGAACCAATCCTCCCGGTAGCTGTCGAGGATCGCGGTCACGCTATGCGGCGCAAGCTGCATAGAGACGCCGAATGTCGCGAGGTTTCGCACCTCGAAATAGAACGAAACGAGCTTCAAAATCGCGATCTTGATATCTGCGGGAACAGGTGCAAGGTCTGTAATCGGCTTGCCGATGTAGTTCCCGCACCACGTCTCAGCACCCTCAAGATACAGGGAAATAAGCTCATCCTCGGTAGGTCCGTCTACCTTCATGTGAGCCTTGGCGAGGTCGATACTTACTGCAGTCATGCTTCATTCCCTGAAAAAGTTATATTCCGGCTCTCTTGCACGGTGCTCCCCGCGCCGGTCCCCTGGAAGGCCTGGAAGTTTGAGACCACCCCCGGGGTCGTCACCCCTAACCTTCGTCGTTCGAACGGGGTCGATACGGCCTTACTAATGTTCCATCCTTTTGCGAGCCGCTGCCTGATCATGGGTTCTGAAAGGCCAGTGTGCTTTGCCCATTCAGGGATGGTCAGGGACATGTCGTCATGGGTGTATCTCTTGCCCTGCTGGCCGCTCTTCCGAGGCTTTCTCTCGACTGTCTTTTTGATGAACTTTTCCATGTCAGGGCTTGCGAGGCGTTGGCCCTGAAATCCAAGCTGCATTGGCTTGGTGATGGCGTCCCCAATCGCCATACCTCGCTCAAGGCGAGCAATGATGATGCCGGGCGTGACGCCGTAGTCGAGTGCCCAATCTATAACGGACTGCTTGATTCCATCATGAGTGATCAGGGTTGCGGGTGTCATGTTTACAGGGCCACGACAGTTACGGCGCTGTCGCCGTCAGGCATGAGGTAAACTTCATCCGACACGCCAAAGCATTCAGCGAGCAGGGTAGAAATCTTCGGATCATAACCCTGCGTCGTGAAGTATGGCGCGTCATCGGCAGGCGGGAACCGCACCGTTCCGGCAGCGTCAGTGTGAGAGGCATAGCCGAGCGAGATGCGGATGCTGTTTTGACCGACCACCTGAAAGAGACGGCGTGCAAGTAGGCGAGTCCAAACGCCCGGCTGAAGTTCAATCTTTTCCATTAGATATTCCTTTCCAAGCGCTGCTTGGTTGAATTGTGACAGGGTGCGCACAACGGTTGCCAGTTTGCCCGACTCCAAAAGAGCCGCTTGTCGCCACGATGCGGAATGATGTGATCGATGACGGTCGCGAGCGCGGTCACCCCGTGGTTGCTGCATTCGCGGCAGTGCGAATGCGTAGCGAGGAAGTCGAGGCGAGCCTTGCGCCACTCGTGGTTATAGCCACGGGCACGGGCTGAGGGTCGGCGTGCGTCGTGCCGAGCGTTGCGCTCACGGGTCGCGGTGCGCTGGCATTCGCAAGGAACGTCGTGCGGCACGACGCGGCCACAAGAACAGATGCGGGGCGGACGGCTCATACCTCACCCCCTGAAATACGGGCTTTGAGGCTGCGCAGTCCGGCACGGTCAAAGGCAGGATCGAGGCCTTCGGCAACGTTGTTCGCCGCCTGGTCCGGCTCGGGCCTGGTCTTGTTCTTGCGTGTGCCCGCCTCCTTGTCCCGCACTAGCACGCCGGTCGTCACGAGCCGGTCGAAGTGCGCGGACATGGCGCGCGAAATTTCTGTCGGCGTGGCGTTCCACGTCGTCTCTGGCGTCCAGCCAAGCCAGCCGGTAGCAGTGGCATAGAGATGCTCATAAACATCCGTCCAAGGCATCGGCTTGCTGTCGCTTGCGGGTGACGTGTCTACAGGCTGGACAGGTGCCGGCATCAGCATCGTGACCAGGCCGATAAGAGGCTGGCGCACTGCAAGGAAGAAAGGAAGAAGCGGCTTTCGAAGGTTCCCGCCCAAGAAAGCCGCCGCATCATGGCCGGAAGACGATGCGGCCGTGATGATCTCGCAAATGATGGTGACGTTGAAATCGTCCATTGCCTCGTAGAGCGCGGGGAAGCCGTGCCGGTCGACAAGGGTAGCAGCGGCCCGCAAGGAAGGACGAAGCACGATGACACTTCCGTCATGTGCAATCGTAACCTCTTCATAGGTGGGCCGCTGAAAGGTCATGGCTTAGGCCGTTGCCATCTTCAGCTTGCGAAAGGCTTCAGGGCGAACGACGCCAGAGCCCACACGACGGCGAGCATGGAAACGAACCATACCTTCAGTCTTCAGAAGCCAGGGGTTCGGCATGATCTGAAGCTCGATCCGGTCATAGATGCGGAAGCCAGCCTTGAAGTCACCAAAGATGACCGGGAAGGCATTGGCCGCGACATCGGGCATGTCGAGAAGTTCGACAACCGGACGGCCAAGGATCGTTTCGGGCTGGCCTGCCTGGTAGGAGGGCTGCCAAAGGTAATTGCCCTGCCCGTCCTTCAGCTTGCGGATAGCGGCGAGCGTGCTGCCGTTCATGGCCCACGTCCCGCGATTGCGGTAGACGCCCGGAACGGCGTAGAGCAGCGTAAGCAGCGCGTCGGTGCTGAGAGCCGTTGCATGTCCGTTGACGGTGTTGCCAATGGCCGCTTCGTTCATGAAGCCCTTCGGCGCTGCCGGATCGGTGACGCCAACGAACGCCTTGCTTTCCTTCGCGCCGAAGTCCTCGGCAAGCGCAAGGCGAACTTCGGCCTCGACGTTGGCGCTGGCGTCTTCGATCATCCAATTGCTGAGATCGACGTGCGTGTTGAGTTCCTTGACGCTGATTTCCATCTCGCCGAAGGTCGGCTCGGATGCTTCGGAAGCGACGGCTTCGCCCTTCCACTTCGCGTTCGTGACAGAAAGACGTTTCGGCAGGACGATAGTGTGCGAGCCAGCGGAACGAACATCGGCAAGAGAGCGAACCGGCGAGAACTCAATAAGGTTGCGGATGAACTCGCCGCTGATTTCTTCCGGTGCCAGCACGTAGCCCGGCGCATCGTTGGCGATGGTCAGCGCCTTGCGGTCAATCTCGTTGCTGCGGAGGAAGTCGGCAAAGGCCTTCTGTTCGATGGCGTTGTCGTTCTGGCCTGCCGGATGATTGTTGTTCGACGCGGTCGGGCGATTGAGCTTCGCCTTGATCGTGGCGACGTCTGCCTTCAGGGCCTTCAGGTCTTCCGGCGAGATGACCGGATCGTTCTTCAGTTCGATTTCTTCGTTTTCCAAGGGAGTTTCCTTTTGATCTGCCGTGCCATGAGCGGCCTTTACTGACGTGATTTGCGCGCCGGGATGGCTCGGGACGGCGACAACTGAGATTTCATGGAGGTCCAGGGCGGTGATGGTTCGGCCGCGCTGGCGGGGCTTTGAGGACTTCGTGCGGAAGCCAATGGACAGGCCAGAGACCGCCCTCGTGCGGATCATGGCGCGGACCTCGCGGGCGCGCTCGACATCATCGACGAGCAAGCGACCCTTGACGGTGAGGCCTTCCGGCGTCTCTTCGATCTGGTCCCAGACGCCGATAACTTGCGCCTGATCATGGGCGAACAGCATCGGCAGGACTTCCGGCGAAGCAATCGCGCCCTTCTGGATGACATCGCCCACGCGATCCGGCGAGCCGAAGGGCCATGCAATGCCGGTGATGGTGCCAGCGTCGTCAACCGTGAGAGCGGCCTTGATTTCGAGGCGTTCGCTCATGCTGCCACCTGCTCAAGCGCGTCATTGATGGCTTCGGTCCCGAAGAACAGCGCCGTGATGACGCCATCGGCAACCGCGAATACCTCGCTGAGAGGACGCCCTACGCCATAGACGTTCACGAGGGTGTCGGCTTCGACAGGTGACATCCCGCCACCTACCAGGCCGAGCCGGAGCACTTCGAAAACATCGGACAGCGAGTAGTCGGACGTGCGGAAGCGACGGAACAGCGCACCGACGCCGTGACTGGTCTTGCGTTCGAGCTCCTGGATAAGCTCGCGGGTCGGGAAGGCGAACGTCTTTTCGCCGTCACCAAAGAAGGCGCGGTGTTCGATCATGCGGAGTCCTTCGGCGCGGCCGTGGTCGGCGCGGCGTTGCTGGTCGTGTGGGGATTGATAAGCTCGTCACCGCCCGGCAGGGGCGGCATGTTCTGGATCGCGCGCGCTTCGTTCGGCGTCATGATCCGGTTCGTAACGAGCGCGGTCATGTTCGCGGTGCGGCTTGCGGCGTCGGCGCGCATGAGATCGTCCACGACGAACTCGAAATAGTGGTCGTCCTGTTCGTCCTCGCTGAGAAGCACGGTCGCGAGGGCGTCCTGCCAGCGGTCGAGCCACGGGCGAAGGCAAAGCTGAAGGAAGGTTGCGCCCATCGCCTCGGCATTGCCCCACGTCGCACGGTCGAGGTTGAACAGAAGGTGCGGAGGGACGCCGAAGATGCGGGCGATCTCCTCGATCTGAAAGACGCGGTTCTCAAGGAACTGTGCGTCGGTCGAGGTCATCGTTTCGGCGGCATGCTTCCAGCCGTTATCAAGTAAGAGCGGATCGCGATTAGGGTCAGACTGCCACTTTCGGAAGGACCGCAGGAGAGCACTGATTGTCTTTGCGGTCTTGGCGTCGTCGTCGGAGAACACCTTCCCCTCGTTCGTCAGGGTCGCGGCTGCACGGCGTCCGCTGCCGAAGAACTGCGCAGCGTCCCGTTCGAGGATTGATGCGAGGCCAATAGCCTCCTTGCCGAAGCTGACGGGCGACGTTCCCAGGAAGGAGGCAACATGAAGGATTTCGGTGTGCGCGTAGTCGCGGGTGCCGCCATTGACCTGGGATACGCGGTAGACCGGAGTGCCGGTCAGGTCGTCCTCAAGTGCGGTGACGGTGCCAGGCTTCAGACGATGAAGCTCGAACGGGCGACCGTCCTCGAACCGCGTCACCATCGCGTAGCCGTGACCGTGCATGAGGGCATCGGCGGTCAGGCGGGTGCGAAGATCGCCCGCGCCGGTCCACTGGTTCGCCCGCTTGTGGATGATCCGATAGGCGGAATGGTCCCTCGCCGCTTCCTTCCCGTCTACCGTCTCGTAGTAGAGCTTGCAGGGAAGCGAGCCAATTGTTTCGGAGATCAGCCGAACAGCCTGAAGAACAGCCGGCACGTAGAGTGCCGACTGTCCGTTGAGATTGACGCCGGTATAAGTAGGGCGAACACCGACGAGGTCAGCGAAGTCAGGACTGTTGAGGGAATATGCCTTCTGTTCCACCGAGAGGCCAAGGGCCTTCTTCGCATTTGTCAAAATGCCAGCAAAATTCATGCGGCCCATCCTCAATTTGCTTGAGGAGGATTATCTCATATACAGAATCGCTTGTGAATCCCGTAATGCGTTTTTATTCCTACTTTATAGGATAATAATCCAAAAGGCGCGACTGTTGACAATTTTGTAAAAACGCACGCCGCACTCTTGGCACCGCCAAGGAATGAGGTAGGCTTAAGACAAGAACCCGATGGCGGTTCTTTCTTAGCCCGGGGAGCCAACCCAACGGGCACTTGGTGCGAGGCGGTGATCTACGGTGTAGGGCACCTGATCACTGCCTCCCATCGCGTCGGGCAACTACATCTAGCAGTAGATCGGCTTGAATCGTCAAGAGCTTGCGCCTGTCTTCCACCAAAGACTAGATCTTGTGGAAAGCTGAAAAAAAACAAGACTTGAGCTTTATCAGTCACTTAGCAGCGGTAGATGTTGAATCAACCGCCGCCCCCTTCATAACTTGTGGACAAATACTTGCTGTGATGCGGCAGTTGTGAACAGCAGGTTGATCAGAGGAACCGCCGCACCTTGTCCATTTGCCGCGCTAGTTCCAGTAGCTTTAGCTCGCTGCCGCCATATCCCTCTTCAGATCCGCCCGTTGTTCGGCCCATTATGTAGAGAGCGGCACGGTGTCCTACATCTCCGGTAAGGGCGTCCTCGAATAGGTGCCTGAAGCCATGGTTAGGTGCCGGACGCTCTGCGAACTCCTTTAGCGGCCCATCGTGAGCCCATTCACGTAGGCGCTGGTCTTGGAATACACCGGGAAAAAGCTTGCCTTCCGGTGCCGCTTCGACAAATGCCAGAATACCTTCATCAACCAGAGCCGGGTGAACAGGCACCTTTCTCCCTTTACGGGTCTTCGTGGTGCGTCCGTCTCCTACACGGATATGGAAGAACCACCGATCCTCGATCTTGAAGAAGTCGCGCTTCTCGAGCTGTAGCGCCTCATTGACGCGCATACCCGAATACGCCAGGAACCACGGAACCCACCGCATCGTTTGCCGCGTGTCAGCTCGTGCGGCAATAAGCACCTTGCGTGCTTGTTCGAGAGTGTAGGTCTTCTCTGCGCTGTCCGTGACCTCGACGGTCGGCAACTGCAAATGCTGGAACGGCATGCCGGCTGGAAAGAGCTTGCCCTTCTGTTGCTGCTGTCCCCACGTGAGCACGGCGCGGATAGCTGCCAGTTTATCGAGCACCGTCTTGCCGCTGAACTTCCCACCGGTCAGCATCGTATCGCGCCAACGCTCAGCATCCTCTAGCGTCACAGTCGCGGCTCTCTTGTCGCGCCGAAAATGCTCGAACTCATGAACTGCCTGCCGATACTTCTTCAGCGTCGCGGCCGACAGGGTATGGCCGCTGAGCTTCATCGCGGTGAGCCGCTCCTTCTCTTGAATGATGTCTTCAAACGTCAACTTGTTGAATGTGCTGATAGGCAACGCGGGTTCGGGATCTGGCACGGCTTGGAGCAAATGCGGTCGTGCAGGCTGACCGGTGAAGTCGCCTTCATCGCGCTCTGCAACGCGCCCGAGCGCCTCTAGCTCAGCCTCACACAGCGCTCGTGCAAGGGCCCTCCATTCGTCTGTGCCTCTCTCGGCTGTCGTGTTTCCAAGCGCTCGATACAGCTTGATCCGATTTCCGATGATTGTTTCGAGGGTGTCGTCGCTCAGTGTCCCAGCCAGACCTTGCCGGAGCAAGCTGACATAGATGTCGTCAATACCGACGCTCGCCCATGCCGGACCCGAGTTTCGGGCCTCTGTGTCCGAGCTGAGTCGGTCGTGATAGTGTCGTGACGCGATCTGTTCAACGGTCAAGGGGTATCGGCCCGGCTTCGCCAGTGCGCCGGTGACGGCCTTTGATTTTTGTTCGGCAACGGCAATCTGAGCCTGAAGACGTGCCATAGCGCCGTGCAATGCAATCTTTGCAGTGCCACGATCCGGACCCAAAGCCTCACGGAGCTCTGTTTTATTATTGAGAAACGGCCGAAGTGGCTTCGGAATCACGAGGCGGGCGAAAAAGCGGCCATCGCGGTTCAGAAGTCCCTGAAGCTTCTTATGCATGCAAATCATCCAGTTTGTTACAGGCTTTGTAACGGATGATTGGACGGGAAGCCCTATTTTGCAAGGGGTTCAGCATTCTCAGGGGAAAACGATGGTCGGAGTGGAGAGATTCGAACTCCCGACCCTCTGGTCCCAAACCAGATGCGCTACCAGGCTGCGCTACACTCCGTGCCAGTGGGTGGGCAATACACGCTCGGGGCTTGGGCCGCAAGGGTGAATGCAGCAGTGTGTGGCGAATATCGACACGTCCTTGCCATCAAGGAAATTGTGGTGTCGGTTCGTCTTGGTCATTCCGTTTTGCCACGTTCTGCGTTATGTCACGGACACAGCCGGGCGATCCGGCGTAAAGCCATGCTTGGAGTTTGAGCAATGTCTGCCAAGATCTACCGCCCGGCCAAGACCGCGATGCAGTCGGGCACGGCCAAGACAAATCTTTGGATTCTGGAGTTCGACCAGGAAACGCCGCGCACCATCGACCCGATGATGGGCTATACCAGCTCTGCGGACACGCGCCAGCAGGTGAAGCTGTTGTTCGACACCGCCGAAGCAGCCGTTGCCTATGCCGAACGCAACGGTCTCGAATATCGCGTCATCGCGCCCAAGGAAGCGACCCGCAAGAGTGTGTCCTACAGCGACAATTTCCGCTACAGCCGCATGCAGCCCTGGACTCACTAA